TTAAGATTACTGTATCACCAGAACCTACACTTACATCTCCTTGTGCTTGAATAGAAATGTTTCCCCTAGCAGCAATGCCTACATCTCCATTTATATAAACAGTTAGCTTTCCATTATCATCATCAAGTACCATTACATTTCCTTCTGGAGTTATAATACCCATTTTATTAGGACCATCCAAAGGGTCTGGTATTTGTTGTAGTCCCCAACCATGATATTCCCATAGAGGTTTAGTTGGGTCTCCAAATTCGAATGTGACAAATACTATATCTCCAACTTTAGGAGCTAAGTACTTGAACCCATTATTGATAGAACCATGTTGGCCTTTAGGAAAAGCCCATGTAATGATTCCACCCATGACTTCAGGACAGCATACTTTAATACGGTTCATATGTTTCTCCGTATCATTATTATCTACCACTATGCCACGGTAGATAGAGTAGTATCTACCTAAACCTTCGATACCCTCTTCTGTTAGTAATCTAGCTGTTGAGTACATTATTTCTTGTTGGATTTATATCGTTCATAAGCTTTCATTGCCCAATTAAACTCATCGAAGTTATACCTTTCTTTCATAGAAGGAGTAACCTTCGATTGGTCTGCCTTTATGACATTAGTTTTACCATAGAGTGCAGTACCGTTGGAAGTTACTACTGTGCCTTCTGTACGAACGGTACCTGCAGCAAGAGCTTTTGGGTCTTTAGCATTTATCTCGTCATAATAGAACTTATTCTGTAAGAACTCTCCTGCACCTTTCTTATCAATAATTCTACCCTTATCATCCATAAACCTTTCTACAAAGTATACTACTTCATTATAGGTAAAATCATGTACAATATCAGAAGCATTAGCAGTATTCTTTTTGTTCTTACCAAAATCAGTTTTAGCAGAATCTTTAGCATCATTACTTACAATATCCTGAGTACTGAGTTGAGTCATAGATGTAGTTTGTCCATCCCTTGCATTATTCTTAATCAAATCAAGAGTACAGAGATAACCCTGACCAGCATCCATTGAATGTTGTACTGATTTAATGTACCAAAAGCCTGACCATCTTTTTCCAACGTTATCCAAGTATATTACTTGAGAAGATTGTAATGAAGGTCTACCGACTACAGTCATCTGACATACTAATTTTCTTTCGGATATCTTAAGGCCACCATTAGCATTAGCATTCATTGCCCAAGTAACCTTATCTGCTCCACCATATCGGCCAAAAAGATTATGATACAATTTATAAATGGGTACTAAGAAAGGTACCTTCTTCATTCTTCGTATCTTAACCCTGGCTTTAACCTTTCTAGTCATCGTAGGAGTAGTAACTCCATCACCAGAGTATTTTAATTCATAGGTATCTGGGTATACCATAATACAGGGGTCTTTTTCTAAAGCAGATATACCTCTCTGAGATTGCTCATTAGCTGAAGCAATCCTATATTTATTACCCTGAGTATCTCTAAGATCAATCATATAAAGAGGTGTCATACCTTCTGGGTCATATTCTCTTGGGTCTACCCATTCTTCTGCAAGGTATTCCATTTTGTATTCTCCAGTAAATAAGTATCTTTCGTTTTCTAGTAATTGCCTAAGATTACTTTCTAACTCTTTACCGTTCTTTGAGTTCTTTAAGATTTCCTGGATAACCCTTTTCTTATCGTTCGGTAGATTATTTACAGCAGTATTAATTGCCTCACGATATTGCTCAGTACTTAAGTTATCCAATGCTTCTTGTTTACCTGCATTATATGCAACGTAAGGTTTCTGAGAACCGTACTCTTTTATTGCAGAACTAGATTTTTTTACTTTAGCTTCATACTGTTTATGACTAGCTATTATTTCTGGAGATACAGTAATGGGATGAGGATGTCCTAACCCAAAATTCTGTCCAGTTCTATAATCCCATGAAGGTACTACTTCTGTATTATCTTGGGGAGATTTAAGGGGTTTGAATAAAGATATCTCTTCTTTCTCTCTTTCAGGTTCTGTAGTATCCGTAGAACCTACAACTAAACCCTTATCTTCTGGGTCTATTGTTTGAGTTAATTGAGCTTTTACCCTTTTAGTTATCTTTTGCATAGTGAAAGATACTCTAAGTACCTCACCATTTTCTTGTTGGTATATGTAAGTATATTCGGGTTCTTGAGTAAACTTACGATTGTGTATGTATATTACACCATCCCTAGAATCGATATACCAAGGGCCATTTGCATACCCTTTCATCTTTTGTTCTAATTGAACCAAGATGTTATTCCCTATTAACCCTAAGTCACTATCTATCAGAGACTTTAAATCACTTGGCATAGCTACTTGAGCTACTCCACTAAACCGGTTAGCGTAAAGTATCTTTCCAGTAGTATTTCGACTTTGTTCTGTCGGGACCTGTAGTGACTCGTAAACTTTATTACTTATTATTTGTTTAGCCATTACTGAAATATTTCTATGATTACGCCTATATCATCGTTACAACCATTATCCAAGAAGTTGGATAAACTGTGTTCTGATAAATCCGAATGAGTGTAAGGTGGTTGGAATCTTAAATCCCCAACTGTATCTATACACTTAATTGTCACATGAGTACCAGTGGAATCGAATACACAATCCAAATCTCTAACCTTAATACTGCGTACTGGGCTAGAGATAAATTGACCATCGGGGTATATGTATCCCCACTGAAGATAAATAATCGAGCTTTCCTGAAGGTCCTCGATATCTACTGTATCTGGGTCTCCAGTATCAAATGTAAGGGTAGCTAAGTTCTCCTTCTCCTCATCATACTTGTAGCTCCAATTACTTATATAAGCGCCAAGAGGTATGCCAGTAATGGGATTCATTATAGGCATACCTCCAGAATTGAACAGAGCCATGTAAGGTGTTGCTGTTCCATTATAAAGTATTGGTTGGTTAGGTTTTCTAATTTCAGCCATACATTGGTATTCTTAAAATTTGATAAGGTTCTAATTCTTGAAAAGGGTTCAAGATATTATTAGCTTCGGCAATCAAATACCACTTACCAGAATCACCATAATAACGATAGGCAATATTCTGTATAGTTTCTCCATCCAATACAGTATGTTGTTTATCGTTATCAGTATAAGGAACGTTTGGGGGAGTTACCTCTAATGAATAATCTCCCTCATCATACTTAAGAGCAATGGCTCCATCATAGGGACTTGCTCCTGTTAGGTATTGATTTAAGTCTATCATATCTGTATTCCTTTCGTATTCTTTAAATCTTCTTCAGTTACAATGTCTTGATAAGATAAGTTATAAGCACTTACCCTTTTGAAGATTAATTCCTGAGTTGCAGCTGAGGGCAATAACTTTAAATCCTCAATTGTACTTGACTTACCTGCTACTCTAGTCCTTGAGGCATTCCTAAAGTTATTCAGAGTATAAGTTGCAGATGTAAGAATGTATTGATGATTATCAAATATACCAGAATTACCCCATTCGATTTTTAGAATCGGAGGGCTTGCCTGATAAGCATTTGCCTTAGTCCACATTTCCAATAATCGGCATTTAGTAATTACCTCTTTTGGATTATCTGGGTCATTACAAAACCAAGATACATTGAATTGAATTATATCCTCACTACCAGTAAAGTGATACATAGGAGTATTACGTCCCATAGATTTAATCGTTGCCCAAGTAGTTTCTCCTCTAAAATCAATTGATGGTGGTCTATTCTGAAGAGTGATATATTGATAGGGGCTAGCAGTAAGATTATAAATCACTACTTGATTCATGCTTCTTACCTCAGGCATTACCAAGAAAAGTTCTTTATTCTTTGTAACACTCTGACCTTTAGCTGGGTCCATTTCTTCATATCCGAATGGAACTCCACCTTCTACTTGATGTTTTAATTCCATTCGATATTGAGCCTGAATCCTTTGATTTAACTTAGGATTCTTTGAATTAGCTCTGGGTCCGAATGGGTTATTTGGGTCATATACTTTACCCTTATCTGCAGTATCTTTAGGCAAGGTTGAAGTTGCCCTATTGAGATAGATTCTGGCCCTCCAAAGTTTATTTAAAGGGCCAGTAAGAACTCCTGCAGAATCTCTGGTAAGGTCATTGTATTTTTCAACAACCCCACCTGCTATTTGATTTAATATTCTTGCCATGATTGTTTAGTTTAATCCTAAAGATATACCAGTAAAATCTTGTTGACCACCAGGAGCAAAGTCTCCAGCTTCGTTTCCATCTACTGATATATTAATTCTTGAATCCTTGAATCCATCTCTGATTGCACCTCTAACTGCATCAATAAATGCTTGTTGGTTTCTGTCTTGAATAGAAGCTTTGGTTTCTTCTGAGTTTAATGCAGCAGTGTTATTATCCACCGAATTAGTAAGACCTCCTATTACTTCTATCAATGCAGGGATAGCTATAGAAGCTAGTAGTCCCCAAGGCCCACCTAAGAATCCTAAAAGTCTACCACCAAGTAATCTAGCACCAAATCCCATAGCACCTTTCTTAGCAATCTGTTGGCCTGCAGTTTTAGTTACAGTAGAACCTACTGCTGCTCCAACCCCTGCTCCTGCAAGAGTACTCATTGAAGTAAATCTTCCTCTTGCATCTCTTGCTACTACAGTACCTTTTCGGGTTTTACCTATGGTACCTCCCATTGGTAATGCAAAGAATTTACCTGGAGCCATTTGCATAGCAGTCATTCTCATCATCATTGCTGAAATATTTCTCATGTGACCTTCAAGGATTGAAGCTTGAACATTAGTTCTTACCATACCTTCTGCCATACCATTAGTTTCTGAAGTAGCTAAAGCCTGGAAGGTACTAATCATCTTGATAGTACCCTGAATAAACTTAAATCCCTGATATAGAGTACCTACTACTGCACCAGTTGCAACTACCTTTACCAAGAACTTACCTGCCCAAGTTTCTTGCATACTGTTAATAATCTTTAGGATACCAGAACCTAATTTAAGTACTGGGCTAAAAACTTCGGCAAGTGTAGAACCTGCAGTTACAATAAAGTTCTCCCAGTTTGATTTAAACTGTTCGATAATACCTGCAGGAGTTTGTAATCTTTCTTGAGTTAAATTTTCTACTGTACCACTTGCACCTGCAACCTTATCCATAAGTTCAGTAAGCTTATTAGCTCCAGTCCAGTAATCCTGAAGTAAAGCTGAGGCAGCTCTTGTACCACGAACTCCAAAGATATTAAACAGAGCAGAGGAGATATCTATTCCTCGTTTACCTCTAAGTTTATCTCCCAATATAGATATAATCTTATCTAATCTCAAAAGATTACCCGAGGCATCTACTAGAGTTTTTGGGTCAATGCCTAAAGATTTTAGCATCTCACCACCTCCCTTTTTCTGCCCGGTTACGGAAAGTGTTAAATAGCGCATCATGTTTGCTAATGCAGTACCAGCTGATGAAGCTTGGATACCTTGATTACCAAGTACTCCAATGGCTGCAGCTGCATCACCCATACTGATTTTGGCATTTCTAAATTCTGCTCCTGAATATTGGAAAGATTGGGCAAGGTCTGTTAGAGAAATATTTGCAGAGGTTACTGCAGTTGCCAATTGGTCTACTACCTGAGTAGCATTCTGTGAAGGTATATTAAAGGTCTGCATGATGTTAGTCATCAAGTCAGCAACTCCACCTTTCTGACCAAGAGGCATATTGAAGATAGAAGCTAGCTTAGCTGCAGGGCCAATCATTCTTTCGATTTGCTCTACATTGTTACCAGCCATTGCCAAGTACCTTTCGCCTGATGCAATATCTGCAGCAGTAAGAGGAGTTACCTCATTGACTTCTTTGGCTACTTGCATTAGCCTTGCCTGTTGAGCAGCATTAGCTCCAGACATTTTAGAAGCTAAGAATACTTGGTCGTATACTCCTGCAGAATATTGGTAGGCCCTTGCCATACCTCCAACCAATTCTTTTCCAAACTCAAAAGCATTAGAAGTTGACATTTGAATACCTCGATTCCAGGTATTCATATCGTTCATCATTGTTCTAAATGAGTTCGATATTCTGCCAGCCTCATTAGAGAATCGGTCTCTTAATACCATTGCAACACCGACCTCGACTAAGCTTCTTCTGTCTATCATTTTCTAGTTTTCTTTTTTAAGTTTTCATAATACTCATCGGCTATATCCTTAAATCTTTTCCTTTCTCGATACGGAAGACGCAAAAAGCTGAGATAGTCAATGGCTACCTCAGCTCTACATATATAAGTGAATGTACCTGGGTGGTCTACGCTTCCGTCAGGTAGAAAAAAGTCGGTGAAAGCATTATAGGATATTTATCAATTCTTCCAGGTATACTTGGATGTTCTACATCGGTGTTACCATCGAAGACTGGGTCATAAGCAAAGATTGTTTTACGAATCTCTGCAATGTCTCTTACTGAGAATAAATGGAAGCTTTCTACCTTTTCCCATTTACCATCAATCTGAAGATGTAAGTTCCTTGCAATCAATGCTGCATTACGAGTTTGTTTTTCTATTGGTAAAGTAACCAACATTCTTTCTCCTGCACCAGTAAGCAAATCAAATTTAACTACCTTACCTGAAGATAGAGTTACTTCGTAATCGGTAAGCTTACCTTGTTCTGGATAATAAGGGATAGCGTTTGGTTTTTCGGCCAATTCCTTTTCTGTAGGAAATTCTCCATAGTTATCGAATAACATCTCGCTTAAGGATTGACCGTAAGTTTGTACTCCGCCTTCTTGGCCCCAATCATATTCAAATTCTACTTCATCACCAAGTGAGAAGATTCTTGATTGGAATAAGATACAGTATCTGTCATTCAAAGGGATACGGTCTGCATCCTCTACCGTTAATCTACGATTAGGAGTAAAGTCGGTATCAACTACAATTGCCCGAATGAACTTAGTAAGGTTCATAAGGTTTCTTACATCCATAGGATTAGATAAGATATCCTCATCTGCACCATTCTGTTCCCTGATTGAGAATTTATAACCTGATGGGGTTATAAACTCATGTGTTCTACAATTTAATTCCATGTTTAAATAAGTTATTTGGTTATACTTTAGTTCATAGTGTTCGCTGTAACAACAAGAAAGGGGTGAGCCCTTTCTAGGAATCCCACCCCTCCCACCTAAAAATCTTAGTGAAAATAGACTAAGCGTTTTTAATACTTATCTACAGTACCTACTGAGAATTCGATACTTTCGATAGTGTTTTCTGAAGCCATTCTGTCCAGGTCTAATCCTGTAATCTTACATGGCCATACCTCTTCGAAGAGGTGGGTGTTAAGTACGGAAACTCCATCTTCAGCAAGTTCATTTACGATTACATTTTCCCAGTATTGGCTTGGTACCAAACCTCCACCAGCAATCATATCTTGGCATGAATAAAGCCAATCATGAAGCCATGTATCTGAACCTGCAGTAGTTGAAAGTTTACCTACTACTAAGTTACCTACAGTAACTCTACCGGCAGTTTTAACGTCCCGGTTAACGTCTCCATGAGCAACCTGGTCAATCCCTACATCTGGCAAAGTACAAGTTTGGAACAGATAAGTATTGATTGGGTGCTTAGGGAATGTGATACTCCAAAGGAATTTCTTTCTTGGATTCTTTACTTTTGCTCCCATGTTTTCTTAATTTTATTCGTTAACGTCCTGAACAGATACGGACTTGGATGCCTGGTCAATATAGATGCCCATAGTGATTTCTTGCATCGGAACGATATCCTTGAATTTCAGGATTGCTTTGTATTTACCTTGACGAACATCGGCTTCATTGTTAACCGATAAGTCATTGTACGAGTTAGCGTCTTGGTCACCCATCCAGGTGTATTCAGACATGGCATCTTCATCTACCAAGTTATCCAGCATTGGTTTAACTTCTAGATAAATCTTATTCCAAGTGTTCCAGATATTTGGTTCTTCCAAATACTTTTCTAGAATAGGTCTAAGATTCTTTTTGAGATACAGATTCAATCTTACAATTGCAAGGAATCTTTCTGAATCCTGTTTTACCTGAGAAGAAAAACAATGCCACAGCAAAGTTTGTTTACCTTGGTTAGGAACATCTTTGATACAGATTATATTTGCATAATTCTGTGCTAACTCATTGAGTTCCTTAGTTCTTGAAGGAGAACCATAATTTGGGCATACTGGACCATTACCATCATAGATAATGCCCCGATTCATACCAGCAAATGATTTCCAAGGTCCAAACTGAGAAGCAGAAGCATCTCCTAATCCTGCAATGGTACCAAGAACATCTGAATCTACCAAGTTACCGTCGGCATTATAGTATTTAATACCACCACCAAAGTAAGCAACATACTTACTGTTACCTACAGTACCAAGGCAAGTCTGAATCCAAGTGATGATTGATTTCAAGTCTCTTGGTTGGTCACCCTGAGTATAGTGAGTAGTATATTTTGGTACTTCAATGTAGTAGGTATATTCTTGCAGTTCTTTAACCATATCTACTGCAGCCTTGTGTACTTTAAGTACATCAGCGGATGCTTCAAGATGTTGGTCAATGTGTGAACAGAAGATTTGATATACATCTACATAATCCTTAACGAATTCCAGAGAAGCAATCCATTCGTCTGCCGTAGGAGTACTACCGGCACTACCAATTGTACCATTCAATTTTACTCCATCGGCAGTGATAGCAGCACCATTGAGTTTAATATCAATTGGGTTTCTTGTCCCATCTACATCATCAGTTAACCATTTGATGAAGTTGTTCCAAGATTTGATGTTCTCTGTCTTTTCAGTTAATACCGGAACGATATATTCTGAGTTCTTTGCAAATGCACTCAGAGCAAGGTAATCTACAGAAGTATCATTGTTATCATCTGCAGTTTTGTAGGTTACTACTGGACCTTGTTCAAGTACCTGGCCATTAGCACTAATTACTTGATAGTAAACCGTGTTAGCCTGTTTGTAAATATTCACAGAGAAAGTTTCAGCACTACCAACTGGGTCTCCATATCCTTTAGTTACCAAACCAAAGCCAACAGCAACTGAACCAGAAGTAAACTTGAAAAGAGTAGAAGCCGTGGGTTCCTCTGGAGTTGCAGAAGCTACTACCGGAGAACCGTCTTCAGCAGCCTTAGGAGCAGATGCAGCTTTAGCTCTTGTTGCAGCAGATACTACACCTTTGGTTGCACCCTTACCAAGTACACGAATAATACGAAGCTTAGAACCACCGTTGAAAGCCTTTTCGATGTTTGATACAGAACCATCTGGTACTATCTCAGAACCAAAGACTCTTTGGAATTGAGAGAAAGATTGTATAAGTTCTGATGGGTCATCATATGGACCTTTAGTAGTTCTAGCCAATACACATGAAACTCCTAACATAGGAGTAGTTTGAAGAACGTTCTCGTTCTTAAACTCGAAATTTACAGATGGTGAATTAGGCATATTTATACTAATTAAGTTAATTACTCATTTATTTAATACCCTCTAGTATTGAGCTATTTTACGTTAAGGTTAAGTAAATCGGATTCTGGCTTTTCGGTTAGTCCAATCAATACTGAGATGTCTTGAATTGGTACAAGTTCGCCTTCTTCAGCAAGCTTCTCAGGTAATATACCATCCTTACAAGTATACTGATATACTTTTTCAAGTAGACCATGACTCTCATCTGGGTGGTCATAGTAATTACCTATTTCGATAAATAGGTTTCCTGTTGGTGCTACCCGACCATCTTCCCATTCTTCTAAGTTATTATAATAAGGTCTTACGTATCCTCGAGAAGGTAATGCTTCATACATAATACTATGAAGTAACCTCATATCGGCTTGAGTATTAGATACCAGGTGAATATCTAGAGTTATATCCTTCGTTTCATAAGGAAATTCAGATGCTTGGTAATTTCCACCCTCTAGTTTATCACCAATGATATATTTGTTCACACCTATATCACCATTATAGAATCCTTGTAGTTCAATGGTAATTCTAGGGCATGTCTTTGCACCCTTAACCTGATTGTTACCGATACCAAATATGGGAATGAATTTAGGCATAGCATCCTTATCTGCTTGAAACCTTTTTTCATTCTCTTGTGATAATGGTAAGTAGTCTTCAGGGTTAAGAGTTAAACCTTTCTTAAGTGCTGTTTGTAATAGGCAAATATAAAAGGTTCTTTCTACGATTTCTTCTGTATTTACCATATTATATAAGTTGAATCATTAGCATGGTATTCATAGTATAAGTACCACCATCACTAAATACGCATTCCCAATTTATGGATGTAGCATTGAAAAAGATACCTGCATCTTTCCTCATATGACAGGTAGCACTAAAACTACCCTGGTAAGTATTAGCTATACTACCATAGTTACTAAACCATGTATAGGTATTAATACCACTACCACCATTGTTTGAACTTTTAGTTTCACCAATTGAAGGTATTTTAAATCCCATAAGCTCCTCTGAAACTTGGGTTCCTTCGATTAGCTTAGCTCTATAACCAGTCATGGTAAAACCTGCTGAACCTTCCCAAGCATTAGGACCTTGGTCTTTAGGTACACTCAGATTAATATGGGGAGGGTCTACACGATATCTATAAGATATTTCTCCAGCTGTCTGAGTTACCGTTACAGTTTTAGTTAAACCACCCACTTGCTTGATAGTTAGAGTTCCACTAAGAAGTTGTTCAGTAGTATTCTTAGAAGTAATGGATACCTCTAGAGTCTTTTCTTCATTATCAGTAAATCTTAGTCCAGCAGTAAATGGAGGTTCCTCTAGGAATTCTGCCGTAACTTCTACATTTTCCCAATCTCCTTGGGGTGTACCATTAATCATTTCCCTACGTTGAGAAGTGATTGCCAAAGTATCAGAGCCACCCTTACCCAATATGTTTATGGCTTCCTTATCTACTTCTAATTTGTATTCGTAGTTAAGGCTGCCTTTCTTTTGAATAAGATTTACAGTCTTAGGTACTCCATTAACTGTAATGGTAAGGATGGCTTTTTTATCTGCTTCTGTATCATTCACTTTTAACGGATGTACCATTACGAGTGCAGGACCAGTACCAGATGTTTTATCTGCTTCAAAATCTGCCATTACTTTGTATATTTTCTAAGTTCTTTTCTTAATTGATTTCGTATCTCTTTCTCTAAAACTACATTTCCACCTGCTGCCTCGAAAGCAGGTTTCCATAAAGGACGAGGTGGAAGATTACCATCTCTACTACCATACTCCAACATGATAGCAATTTGATTAAGTGTTTTTCGAGAAGTTCTACCAGAGTATGTTATCTTCCTTAATCCTGGAGGAAGACCAACAAAGGTTCTATCTTTCTGAGTTACCATTGTAACTGACCTTGCATATTGACCAGTAAGGTTTAATAGGGTATGTGCTCCATACTTCTTAAGTGTAGCAATTGAATGTTTTGGCCAAGATACTTTGGAACCAGGTGGAGGTAGACCATTATTTAAACTACGCCTTACTATACGAAGAAGTTGATTGCCAAACTTTCTAGTACCTAACTCGTATCCGAGCTTCATGATACTTGGAGTCTTGGCAATCAACCTCTCAGCCTGACGTTGTTTAACAGGGTCTACATAAATCTGAATATCACATAGATTATTCGAGAGGTTTATGTTAACCTTTCTGCTTGCCATCTTTATTCTTATTTAATCCCAACTCACTGGCAATCTTCATAAGAATATCTTGTTGCATGGATAACTTCTCTGCTACCTCAGTTTTAAAAGCTTCAAATTCTTCTTGCTTATAAGCCGGAGCTGGTTGTTGTTGAGGAGTTAGCATACCCTCGATTGTATGAAAGATATTATCACATTCAGTAACTACTGCCTCATATTTCTCTCGGTTATTGAGAATATTTACAGCAGTAGTCCTTTGGATATTTACTTCGTTTACGATATTGCGTAAGTCGGTAGTGTAATAAATATTATTATAAATACCTTCTGCAGCATCTGTAGGAAGGTATATTGTCAAAGAGGATACAGAATCTTGAATAACGATTTCTGTATTTGCGGCAAAGCTTCCATCTGGGCCAGTGGCTCTAGGTTTGCTTTCACCTACTTTTAATACTTGGGCCTTATCAAAGATTGGATACCCAGAACGTCTGTCTCTCTCTAAGGTGTATATGGTATCACCTTTCTGCAATTTAGAAAAAATCAAATCTTCCATGTTCATCTTTTATTAATTAAGTTTAAACCAAATGATACTGCACCTGGATTCCTTTGCATAAAGTCTACCAGGTTTAAGAATTGATAGTATCCAAATTGGTCAATGAGTGACTGTGCTTTATTTGCTACTTCCTTTGCTATCTCTGCATTGGGAGCAGGCAATGTAAGTTGAATAGTAAAATCTTTTAGTTGATTTCCATTGGTTGGTTCTTTCTTAATCTCTTCACTTTCCATATCGTTTTATCTTTAGGTGAGTATAAACGAAAAAAGGAGTACACCTATGTAAGATGCACTCCTTCCTAATCTGGCTTACGTAATGACGACGGTTATTATTAAGCCGGGGTTGTGGATGTAGTCTTAAGAGCTGCAACTACTGACTGGATAATGTTCTGGTCTCTCTGAGCATCTACTACTTGGTTGAGACGGGCAATTTCCTGGTCTTTAGCAGTGTTCTCGATAAGACACTTGATTTCCTGTTGGCCATTCTTGAGGTCACAGCAGCAACGTTCAAGTTGAAGAGCCAATTCGGACTTCACTTCTTTAATCAAACCTTTAGTTTCGCAGCAGCAATTCTGTTGTTCATGTTCCATCTGGCAAAGACGGTCCATAACACGATTGAAGCCTGCTCCCATTTGGTCACGAGAATCCCGGATATCGGAATTGGTTTTGTATCCCAAATCACAAAGTCCTCTTTCCGTTGTGAAACGATTGTTAAGGATTTCTCTACCAACACCAGCAACATCTTTTGCAACTCCGCTGATTTCCTGAGTTACTCCTCTAGCAGCATCAGAAATATCTTTATAGATACCTGCCTTTGCTTCCTGAACAGTAGACTCTACTTTCTGAATGTCAGCTTTAGTGTCATTGATTTTGTCCCATACAGACACTGCAGCAGCACCAAAGCCACCACCTACCAATGCACCACCGACTGCACCCCAACCGGAGCCCCAGCCTGAATTGCGTCCATTACAACAGCAACCATCATTACAACCGCGGTCAGCGACGATTACGCCCTCACCACCAGATTTAACTTCTACTCCCCTAATTTTTGAGTTTTAAGTTGTTAAACATAATGATAATTTTTTTAGGTTATTTGTATACGGCCGTATACATTAATAATGCCATAGTATCGTATCTTTAAACTTTCTGTAGACTCCTATGGATTTCCCCAGGCTATGTTAAGATATAGAGTTGGAAGATTTGAATCCTTAGGTGTTAAGGTAATATCGGCAATAGAATCTCCATTGTAACCATTATAAGTTTGTTTTAAAGTTACTTGGATTTGTATTCCTCCACCGTATTCGCCAGACTCACTAAGGATACTTGGAGTTAATTGAAAATAACTTTCCATACCAACACCCATTACTATACCTAACTTATAATCTTGTTGAGAATAACCTACTGAAAGACCTGTATACTCGAAATTATCATAACTAATTTCTTTTACTTTTCTAATATTAGAAAGTCTAATTTTTAGAGGTTTACCATAAGAAGGTTTACCTACTGCACTCATATCAATGGAGTCATTCTTTGCCGGTAAAGATATTCTAGCTCCTAAATACCCTCCGGGAGTATTCATACCACCACTCCCAGTACTATCTCCTCCATCTCTACTACTCCAACTAAATCCAATATTTACTATATTAGAAGCTCCATAAGAGTAGTAATTACCTAATTCACAATTTAGTTGTTCAGTTGCCATTGGGTCTTGGCTAACATAGGCATATAAAGCTTGATTACCGTTACCAGGTTGTTCAAATCTAACTTGCAGATTTCTTGCAGAATTTCCTTCGTTATTGGTTAGTGCCCTGAAAGCCCAGTTATAGGAGTTATCTGAGTTCTGTCCGTTATCAATAACTTGCAACCAATCTTCAGAAGGTGGTATGAACGTAGGCTTAATATATTTCTTAGCAAACTCTACGTTATTTCTTCGTAGACTTACATAAGAAATAATATCCCTACTACCAGCACTACTACCATATATATCCCCTGCTAGAGTAATATTAGTAATGGTACTTCCTTCTTGTTTCCAACCGAATTCAAAAACTCTAGTATATGGTATGGGGTTTACTAGTAGGGTAATAGTGGGTACTGTCCCTACCTCTTTACCATTAATTACAACTTTAGGGTTATATAAAGTTATGGTATGAGTACGAGGGTATTCGGCTAAGTTCTGTACAGAATTAGTAATACCTATAAAAGCATTTTCAGAATCCGATTGTAGAGTAGCAGATACCTGACCACTGGGTGAAGCTATTGCCGAGTTATTTTCAGCTATGGTTCTAGAATCCCAAGAAGTAGGAGTACCTTCTACTCCATTGATAGAAGTATATTCTAGTATGTGTAAATCCATTCTTACAGAATTTTCCATACCAGTAGTACCCTCTAATTCAACTTCAGTTACATTCTCTTCTACTGTACCATTACTATAGTTTGCAGTCCAAGATATTTCATACCTTGTAGAGATTGTAGCAGCATCTTGGGTAAATGCCCAACCATTTTCTACTTCAGCAGTACCATTATAAAACATTACACTACCAGACCGAGTTTGATTAGTAGTATTTTCTTTTACAGAAACCTCAAAATCATATTCATAATTGGTAGGATTACCACCAATTAAATCTACAGAAGCCCAATCGGTAACGGTAGAATCCAAATCGAAATCAGGTTGAACAGCAACTTTACTCGTTACTTTACCATTGATTAAGGTTTCCCTATAAGATTGAAGTGTAACAGTTATACTCTGAGCTAAAGCCGAAAACATTCCATCTGGAATTGGTTCTACATAATCTATATAATCTCTAGTAGTAATACTTGCAGCTAATTGATTAAGGTTCAAAGTAAGCTGTTTACCAGAACCTCCCTGTTGTAATACTACTGTACCTCTTCGTATACTAGCTTCAGTATTTTCATATACTGGTATAGTAACATCATAATCTGCTCCTGAACCAGTAGTACTTGATACCTTAGCAGATAAAGTACCAGTCCAATTAGGTTTACTTATTACTGAAGTTTCTACCAAACTATAGGAAGACTCTTCTACACCATTCACAACTTTATGTCTTCTAGATTTAATTACTGCCTTAGGAGTTGCTCCTGCAGCAGCTACAGAGGGAAAGTCCGTAGTTACTCCAAAGTAATAATTATAACCAACACTAGCACCTGCTTGTTTTACACCTAAACTTAGAGTTTTACTACCGTACTCTAAGTTTAAACTACCCCTAAGTTGAGATTCAGAAGTATTCTCTGGCATAGTAGCACTTATACGATATCCCACACCAAGTTCATAAGTTACACTAGTACTACTTACAAAACTAGGTTTAGTTTTTACAGTAGGAGTATCATCATGCCAAATTGTATCTTTACCATTTACCACGTCCCAATAACCAGACCTTACTAAAGCTTTAACAGTTCCTCCAATATTTGGAGCTGTAGGGAAACTCTCCTTAATAACCAACTCTTCTCTAATGGCCACTGTACCTGCGGCCTGACTACAAGTAATGGTTACGGTTTTGCCTGAACCCACCTGCTCATATACTACAGTACCAGTTCTTGCTTGAGTTGTAGTATTCTCTTTCAGGGTAATAGCCACAGCAGCAGTAGCACTTTGTATTTCAGCAGAAGTGGATTTAACTTGGATATTAACACCTTCATGTGAACCTTCTACTAAAGAACCATTAATATATTTTTCACGATAACTACTAATTGTCCCAGATTTGGTTGTACCTAAGGCATCAAAGTTTAACGTTGGAGTAGAAGTAGTTAATGTATATCTCCATTCTACTAGATATACACTTTGAGTTACCGTAACTTCTTTATAGACGGTATCCATAGTTGCCCTTACTACTACACTTCTTTGATTTGCAGTTTTATTTTCTGCTACCGTCAAAGTAGTACCAGATAAACTAAATCCGGTTACTGCAGTAGGTATACTAAGTGTAGGAGTACCGGTAGCATCGGAAGCTGCATTGGTTGCACCTGAAGACCAATGATTAGTTCTGCTTGCCCTTGCACTTGCAGAGATTTGTGATGTACCTCCCATTTCCGTAAGTGTACTAGGATTTGCAGAAATGGAAACTACCCACGCACCCTGAGTTGTATTGGTAATCTTATTCTCTGCCTGGTATACATCGATTGAGGCACTACCAGATTTACCGTTAAGAGTGACTGTTAATGTACGGCTTCCCAACTTAGTTCTTGCCTTTGCAGTTGTACCAAGATTAGAACCAGAGATATTTTCAGACCATACTACTGAAGCTCCAGAACTTATAGTACCACCATCATTGGTTTTACCATTCCATCCCCAAAGTTGAGAATAAGTATAAGTAGGTGTAGCTGCAGTCCCTCCTGATGCAGGGATATCTGCAATGCTTCCCAGATATACTGTTGGTGTACCATAAGTTTTTACACCAGCTGCTTGGGTAAACGTTACTGTTACCTTTTTTCCTGATTCATTCTGAGTACTGGTAAATGCTTGAGAACGAGAGTTTTCTGATTTATTCTCTAAAGCAGTATAGTGATTCTCATCATCCATGAATATCCATGATGGCAAAGTAGGAGATGAAAAATCTACATCTACGGGAGTACCCACAGGTTTACCATTTATATACCTTTGCTTAGATGAATTATACCCTGCTATTGCAGGAGTTGCAGAACCTCCTAAAGCCGAATAATTTAAATTAGGATTCTGAACTGAAAAGGTATACTCCCAAGTTTCAACCCCTGCAGCCTGAACAAGATTATATTCGATGGTTTTACCGGATTCTTGCTGAGTAAAATAGCCTATATGGTTTCTTTGTGATAAGGTAGTATTTTCTTGGGCTTTATAGTATGTACTTTCTAATACAATCCAACTTGGTAAATCCGACATAGCATAAGACACGTTTATATCTGAACCAGTAGCTACACCGTCTAGGTATTTTCTTTTAGTTGAACTTACATGAAAATACGCATCTCCGGTAGTAGATTTACCACCTAAAGCTGAATAATATAGAGTTGGATTTACGGCAGCAAATGAATACTTATAGGTTACCCTATGAATATCGCTTAGTTGTACTGTTTCATTGTTTCCATAGGAACTGGCATTGGTTAATTCCAAGCCAACGTAATTTTCTCCCGTTCCTGTAGGAGAGAGTGCCAACAATTCAGCCTTGGTAGGGCATTCGTTTGAATCCTTACCAAGGCCTACTTTAGTTTTGACAGCACTCCATGTTGCTATCTCACCCATATTAATCTAAGTTTGTGAACAAAAGTTTTTCTCTTAACTCATCAATCTCAGCTTTCAGAAGTTTGATACCTTCGATTGCCAATACTGACATCTTAGAATAATCTACCTCTTTAACCAGGATATAGGTTTCTCCATCCTTTTCTACCTTTTCGAAGGCTTCTGGATTAGGAACTGTTTCAGGTTTAACTGCATTCTCAGAAACTAATTCTGGGAAATGTTTTTCGATTGTCTGAGCAATTGTACCTATATCATGATTACCTCGAATCATAAATGAATCCGTAGGTATAGAGCAGATTTCATCGAGAGTGTGTTCCAAAGGTTTAATGAAAGTCTTAAGTCTTTCGTCAGATTCTTTCCATAAACCGGAAGGAGCAGATACCTTCTTAAAGATAATCTCTGCAGTAGTACCCAATCCCAACTGGTCTCTTGTTACTCCATGAGGATTACTCATGTTCTGCATGTGAGTAGTAAGATTGGTTTGAGCATTGGTACCTGCAGCCTTAGCATCTGCAATAGCAGTAGCTTGAGCAGTAGATACTGGTTTATCGGCATCAGATGTATTATTAACATTACCTAATCCCACTTGAGCTTTAGTTACTGCATGAGGGTTAGATTTATTACCAATATGAGAATCTATTTTGGCATTTACAGTAGTATCTGCCTGAGCTCTTGTTGCAGCTTCATCTGAGATTAACTTCTCTACTCTTGTAATCTCACCTTTTCTGTCATTGACTTCTTTAGTGATATTATTCTGGAGAGTAGTATCTGCACCTCTTAAGTCTTCAGCAACTAATTCAACTGCAGCTTCAAGGTCAGTTCTTACTTGAGTATCTGCAGCTTTTCTATCTGATACCTCTTTATTGATAACAGTAGTAAGTTCCGTTTTAGCAGCAGCTATTGCAGAATTTCTATCTACTACCTCTTGAGCAATATCATCAGCCAATTCTCCTTGCAAAGCATTAATAGCCTCAGTTCTTGCTGTAACCTCATCTGAGATTTGTTTTGGTAAAGTAGTATCAAGCTTAACCTTATCTGCAGCAGCCATAACACCAGCTTTAGCAGATGATGCAGTAGGAATTTGTAATCCTTGGATACCAGTACCATCTGCCCTTTCATAATTTATGGCAGCTTTAGAGGCATCTGTAACAATTGAGATTAATCGTATAGGATTAAAAGCCATAAGAGCATTAAGATTGTCTGTAGTAGTCTTACCCTTAGCTCCATCATAAGCAGTACCAGTAATCTCTCCAATTACTACTCCACCAGAAACAATCAGAGACCAAGTAGTACCAGTCCATCTGAATTGATAACCGGGTTCTCCAGTAGTTACATTCTGATAAATCTTTCCTGCTTCTCCAGTTATTGGTGTATTATGGTCAGCATCTGCAAAGAGAGAGATATTAGAAAGATCTCCAGTGGGAGACTTATCGTATGTTGCATATACATCGATTACATCATCTACATATGAGGGTAATTGTTCAGAAGGTACTTTACCATTTTCATCCAGAGAAGCTAATCCACTAGCTTGTGCCTTAGTTGCAATGAAGGCATCTAGGGCATCCTGAACTCCTTGTATGTCCTCGGTTAATTCAGTTTTCAAGGCAGCATCTGCTTCTGTTCTTGCAGTTACCTCGTTATCAATTCGGGTACCCAATACAGTATCAGCAGCAGTTCTATCCTGAACTTCCTTATTGATAGCCGTAGTTAACTTCGTATCTAAGGCAGTATCAGCATCTTTTCGATTTTGAACTTCTGTAGCTATTGAAGCTTCTAAAGCCGTCTTAGTAGTTTGGATTAATTCTTTGAGTTCTGTTTCTAGTCCTGAAGTATCAGTTCCAAGACCATCAATCAAAGCTTTCAAAGCTTTACCCTGTTCTGCACTTAATGGTACCTTAGTTCCACCCGCAGTTAGGTTATTTACTACATCTCCTTCAATAAGAAGTTTACCAGCTCTTATAGTAGAGATAGACCAAGCACCCTGAGCAGTTCTCTTGAACTCTCTGTAGAATTCCATACCGGCCAATTCATACATGAATCTTAAAGTAATGGCACCAGTAGTAGGACCACTAAGCTGTAAACTCAATCTGAACTGTTGATAGAAATTGTTGCTGGTATCTACCAATATATAAGGACGGTGTGTAGTGTTATTTGCAATCTCGTTAAGCAATTCATCGGTAAATACTGCTGCAATCTCTTCTGAGGTTGCCGAAGCAGATATATTGAATGCTGCTGCCGGGATAATAATAGGTTCTAATTGAGCATCTAGTTTTTTCAAAGAATCTACTACATCTACTGAACCACCCATATAATTCGTATCAGTAAGAGCTGGCATTCCCAAATCATTGGTAAGACCTACTGCAGCTTTTACCTTATTGAATTTAGAATCAGCATCTGCCTTATCTACTTCGATACGTTTTTGTACTTTACCAAAGGCTGCCGAAGTAGTATCTGTTACCTTTACATCCAAATCTGCAGGAGTAGTACCGGTTGCCTTTACATAGCCATCGAGTTTGATATCAGTACCATTAAGTATAGGATTAGAATCCAAACGATGAGTATTGATAGTATGAGCATTGGTGGCATCGATATTTTCTTGCAAAGTAGTATCAGCTTCAGTACGGGCAGTCTCTTCAGCAGTGATATTTTCTTGCAGAGTAGTATCAGCTGCTTCCCTTGCATCTTCTTCGTTATCGATACGAGTACCCAAAGCCGTGTCTGCAGATTCCCTGTCTGTAACTTCTTTATCAATACGAGCTCCTAAAGCAGTATCAGCTTCTGCTCGGGTAGTTGCCTCTGCAGTGATATTATCCTGCAATGTTTTATCGGCAGACTTACGTTCTGCAATTTCGGTATCAATACGAACTCCCAGGGCAGTATCAGCAGCAGTTCTTGCAGCTTCTTCTGCATCTAGAGCATCTTGAAGAGCCTTATCAGCAGCCTTTCTTTCTTCTCTTTCTGTTCCCAAGTCTGCAGTATTCTGGTCGATTTTACCTTCTAACCGAATATCTTCTGCCTTACGAGCAGCAATCTCGGTTTCAAGTAAAGCCTTAACTTCCAAGTAAGAACCAGAAATGTTATTCTGAATACCTTGAATCAATTCCAAGTTTCTTTGGATATTGGCAGCATTCTGAGTAATAAGAGCATCTTGATTATTTGCTCTTGCCAACAATTCAGTACGAGTTTCAGTAACATAAGTTCTTAAATCCTCTACTGTCTTAGTCAGAGTTGTACTCAGAGTAGTAAGCTTAGCATCTAAAGCAGCATCACCTTCAACTCGTTTTTCAGTTTCTGTCTCAATCTTCGTAGTTAACTCATTTAACTTCTGAGTCATAGTTGTTGCAAAGTTGGGGTCATCACCAAGGGCTTTGGCAATTTCCTCAAGTGT